AACCGCTAGGTAGTGAGAAATTAAACGGGGACGACAAATTAAAAAGAATCCTTGAACTTACTTACTTTAACAACAACAATAAAGGTAATTCTTCAAAGAAAACCGAATTAGTAAAAGAATCTAAATCGGGTGGAGTATATGGTGTCGTAAAAGAAAAAGACGGATACTATGTAAAAAGAGGATTAAACGAATCATCATTGGATTACATTGGTGGTATGTTTATGAAGAATAAAAATAGATTTTCATCATATGCCGAAGCATTTAAAAGACTTGAACTCATTAAAGGTCAAGAGGAATTAAATGAAGCTACAAAGTATGTTTTAAAACAAAACAAACCACAAGCTGAGGCACCAATGGCTGAACCATCTTTGGATTTACCCCCAGCACCTGCACCTGACGCGTCGGGAGATGTTGCACCAACACCTGATATGGGTGGAAGTGAACCTACATCGGATGCTGCTACTGATAGTGCAATGGATTCATTATCACCTGAAGGTGGTGAAGATGAGGGTAAAAGATCATCATATATGGCGGAAGCTCAAAAATATGCTGGTAAGTTGGGTCAAGAATTGAGAGATTTACATAATCAAATGGAAAGTGATGATATTAAGTATATTTTGAATATGATTATATCGGCAGTTGATTTAGATAAATTAGACGATGAAGATATTGAAGAAATAGCTAAGAAGTTTGAAAGAGAAGAAGATGAATTAGGTGATGAGGAATTACCGGCTGAGGAACCATCTTCAGAACCTTCACCTGAGGCGGATATGAATGAATACGATGGTATTGACGCATTAGAAGAATTTGTTGGTACTCCAATGGATACTGGTGAGATTAATTTATCAAAATACGCAATCAAAGAAACAAACGAGGAGTCAGAACCTCAAGATGACGTTCAAGAACTTGATTTAGATGAAATTAAGAACGAAATCAATAAAATGACAAACGAGATTTTAAGTAAACACTTTAAATAAATGCATTTAATATATGTCAACGAAATCGGTGATGATTATAAAGGTCAAAAACAGTATGAATTTATATTCAGCACTAGTACCGAAATCGATATGGACGTATGGTTCAAAGTTCCCGCATCGTTAAGTGTTGAACCTAAATCACCTGATATTGAATATATCGATTTAGTGGGACTTTTAAAAAATACAGATTTACAATTAGAACTTATTCAAAACTCCGATTATTTCGGAGTTATTGATGCTGTAGATGGTGTAATTGCAATGGCTTGGGAAAAATTTGATTTTGAATCTGAAAACGAAAGATTAACATTTAAATTTGGTGAGTCAATTGCAAGTGTTACTAAAAAATTAAAACAAAGAGAATACATTCTTTTAAACGAAGAAATAAAATTCAAAAATATATGAAAAGAGACATTATAGTAGGTAAATTAATTGCCGAAGGTTTATCTGAGAAGACATTAGTTAGATTAAATGACAACCAACTTTTATCATTAGCCGAAAGAATGTTAGGTGAGCAAATGAAAAAAGGTAATGTGGTAATGTCAAAAACATCATCTAACCCTAATGATGTTAAGAAATTAACAGACCAAGGTCTTAATGTTGAATTGAGAGAAAAAGAAAACAAAAAATCTAAAAAATGTGACGATTGTGGTAAAACAATAAAAGATTGTGAGTGTGACCATACACATTTAGATGAGTCTCCAAAATTTGGTAAAAAAGTTACTAAAGGTCATAATGGTACTCCTGAATTTATGGATTCAAAAAAACTAAAAGAAAATGAAGTAAAAAAATGGGTTAAGGGTTTGGTTGAAACTAAAAAGTTTCATAGTTTCACATCAAAAAATGAAATTATGGAATTAATTCAAGTTAAACTTAACGAAAATAAACCCGCACCATCTAAACCTGATACCGACGCACCAGTTAGAGAGAAACCAACAACTAAACCAGGTAAACCAAAAAGAGAAAATCCTTTCGAACCAAAACACACACCAAAACCAAAGGCGTTAGGTGAAGATAAGGACGACACCAAAACCGCACCTGTGAAGCCTAAAGTTAATCCGGGTACGAAACCAAAAAGAGAAAATCCTTTTGAACCAAAACATACACCTAAACCAAAAGCGTTAGGTGAACAAGGTGAAAAAAAAAATAAAATGCCTGAGTTTATGAAATTTAAAAATTTAGGTTTTAAGTTTAAAGACCAAAACTAATTATGTTTTCTAAGAAAAAATTGTTATCTTTAATTCAAGAAACATTGAATGAGATGCCAGTAGACTACGGTAATAACCCCGAAAGGATGAATCCTGACTTGGAAAGAAAATTAGCTGATAAGGAAACTCCTTATAAAGATAATCCTTCAATACCACAAGACGAACCTGAAGGTGTACCTTCTAATTTTGAAGAGGTAATCGCATCAAAACGTTTTATTGATGTCGTTAACAAAGTAAAACAATACACAGGACAACAGGGTAATGTGACCGATAGTAATACATTTAGACAATTACAAATGTCTATGATGGGTGCAATGCAAGAAGTTTTAGCATTTGAATCTGAGAATAAGGAAATGTTAGAAAACTTAGCAATTGAACTTGTTAAGAAAGAATTGGCAGTTCCTGAAGGTGTTGTACAATACGACGCTAAATTAGTTGGTATTGGTGAAATCAGTAACGAAGGTTTTGCTAATCAATCTGAAAATCCTACTGAAGAAGAAATTGAACAGGAATTCGGTGTCGATGCCGATGAGGCGGGAAATGATGTGGAGCAATTTATGAGTGCAGTTGAGATATTCAATGACGAAGTTGCCAAAAGAAAGGTAATGAACGCATTAATTCAAGGTTCTTCTAAAAAAGGTCATTATATGTTTGAATTAGTGGCTGAAAGATTAACAGCATTAAAACCAAACATAGTTAGATTATACGGTATATTGATGTCAGTAAACGATATGTTATATTGGATATTCCCTGACGAAATGATGTTAGGTGGTGGTGATGGTGGAACTAAGGCTGGTAAGGAAGAGGTAGACCCTGAAACAGAACCACCAACAGTTAGAGCACGTGGAGTATTTTTTCCAGTTTTAGTACACGAATTAATTAAGGGTACAATGGAAATAATTGCAACACAAGGTTTACCTGACGAAAAAAGACAAGCGGATATGGTAATGGGTGTTACAGACACTTTACCTATGGAAATATGGGATTTAAGATTTGGACCATATATTTGGGAAAGACTTTTATCTACATATCCTGATAGATTATATGATGAGGATTATAGACATATTCAAAATTACTTATTCTCGAGAATTTCAAAATTATCAACTAAAGATTTTGCTAAGTTAATGAATATGGTTGTTAAAGGTGACCCAAGAGCAAAACAGGTGGTGGAAAGAATGGTTCAAGAAATTGAAGATAGTTTAAAAAATGAGGATTGGGAAGAGGATGAATATAACAGAGAAATGGATAATTATGATGACGGGGACGATGATGAAGGACCCGATGATTTCAACGATTTCCTACGTTCAATGGGAATAACCGGACCAGAAGATTAATAGAAAGGGAGTTTAACTCCCTTTTTTTGTATTTATATATATGAATACGAGAGCAGAACAATTAATGGAGTATGCTAAAATTATCAAAGATGCCCCATATGCGTTAAGAACATATCTAACAACATACGACAATACACAAAAGAAATATGTCCCGTTAGAACTATTCCCTGACCAAGTCCAACTAATAAAGGACTATGAGGTCTATAACGAAAATATCACAAGAAAATATAGACAGGCGGGCGTTACTACGGTAACCGCGGCTTGGATTTCAAAAAAATTACAGACAGCAAAACCTGATGAACCTGAAAGAGTTTTGTTAATTGCCAATAAGAAAGATACCGCAGTAGAAATGGCGAATAAAGTTCGTCACTTTTTGGAGCAATGGCCCGAATGGTTAAATGTTGGATTTTCACCAGATAAAAACTCTGAAAGTAGATTTAGATTAAACAACGGTTGTGAAGTAAAGGCGGTCGCAACATCACCCGATGCGTTACGTGGTTACACACCAACAATTCTTGTATTTGACGAGGCTGCATATATTGAGGCGGGTGAAGATTTTTGGGCAGCATCTATGGCATCCCTATCTACGGGAGGTAAAATTATATTAGTATCCACTCCTAATGGTTATGACCCAATTTACTACGGTGTTTATGACCAAGCTGTACGTGGATTAAATGATTTTCATATTACAGATTTAAGATGGTTTAAAGACCCTCGTTATACTAAAGATTTACGTTGGGTTAAATGTACAGATATCTGTCATTATATGTTAAACAGGGAACAATATAATGATGATGAAGTTGTTATAACCGATTTTGACATTGAAAAATATCAAGAACTTGAGGAACAAGGTTATAAACCGTATTCTTCTTGGTTTGAATCTATGTCTAAGAAATTTAAATATGATAGACGTAAAATTGCTCAGGAATTAGAATGTGACTTCTTAGGTTCGGGTGATGGTGTTATACCGGGCGAAGTTCAAGAAAACATCGCAAAAAATATGATTCGTGTACCTAAAGAAAAATATATGCAAGGTACGTTTTGGCAATGGAAAGAACCAATTCAAGGACATCGTTATATTATGGGGGTGGACGTTAGTAGAGGTGATAGTGAAGACTTTTCATCAATTAACATAATTGATTTTGATGAGAGGGAACAGGTGGCCGAATATGTTGGTAAAATACCACCAGACGATTTAGCTTCGGTTGCTTATAAATGGGGAATTTTATACGAAGCGTTTATTGTTATTGATATTACGGGAGGTATGGGAGTTGCCACTTCAAGAAAATTACAGGAAATGAATTATAAAAATCTATACATTGACGGTATTAATACCAAAAATATATGGGAATATAATTCTAAGGCGATGGAGAAAATACCGGGGATAAGTTTTAACAATAAAAGAACTCAAATTGTGGCGGCATTTGAGGAACAATTGAGAAAAGGATTCCAAGTTAGATCAAATAGATTATTGAACGAATTAAACACGTTTGTTTATATAAATGGAAGACCGGACCATATGAAGGGTGCTCACGATGATGCAATTATGAGTTTATCTATGGCACTTTATGTTGCAGATATGTCATTTAATCAATTGGAGAAAAATGAAAACGCCAATAAGGCGATGTTAGAATCTTGGACGATGACGGAAAGAACATATGAACCAAATAAATCATTTTATTCTTATGGCACCGCATTTGACCAAATCGGGTCTATGAATATGGATAATCAAAACATATATCACCAAAACAATTCAATGAATGTATCAAAAGACGTTTATAGGGAAAATATGTGGTTATTTGGTAAACCGAGATAAACTTTCCATTATTAATTAATTAGTTTATATTGTAAAGAAAAGTATTTATATACAATGGCAAATCAAAATTTAACTGTATTCCAGAAAATGACCAGAATGTTTGGTTATCCTAATCGTGCAAAACAGGATAACACACCTTCTTTCAATTTCAATAAGGACGAATTATTAAAAACAGATAGTAGAGAAGATTACGAAAAAGCAATGTTACAAGCTCAACAGAGCCAATACATTGCCGATAAGTGGACTAAGTTAGACCAATCTTTATACAACCAATCGGTTTATTATGAACCTAATAGATTGGCAGCTTATTATGATTTTGAATCTATGGAGTTTACTCCTGAAATTTCAGCCGCTCTTGATATATATGCGGAAGAATCTACAACAATGTCGGAGAAAGGACAAATTTTAACAATTTATTCTGAATCGGATAGAATTAAAACAATATTAGAAGATTTATTCAACAACCAATTAGATGTTAATACCAACCTACAAATGTGGGCTCGTGGTATGTGTAAGTATGGTGATGATTTTGTTTACTTAAAGATTGACCCTGAAAAAGGTATAATCGGTGTTCAACAATTACCTAACATTGAAATTGAAAGAATAGAAGGTGCAACAACTAAAACAGGTGGTGGTCAAAATAGAGATTTAAAAGTTCCATCAAGAGAATTAAGATTCACTTGGAAAAACAAAGATATGGAATTCCAAGCTTGGGAAATTGCTCACTTTAGATTGTTAGGTGATGATAGAAAATTACCATACGGTACTTCTATGTTAGATAAAATTAGAAGAATTTGGAAACAACTTTTACTTGCTGAAGATGCTATGTTAATTTACAGAACATCAAGAGCGCCCGAAAGACGTGTGTTTAAAGTATTCGTTGGTAATATGGATGACAAAGATATTGAACCATATGTACAACGTGTAGCGAACAAATTTAAAAGAGATCAGATTTCAGACCCTCGTAATGGTCAAGTGGATATGAGATATAATCAAATGGCCGTCGACCAAGATTATTTTATTCCTGTTCGTGACCCGTCACAAACAAATCCAATTGAGACATTACCCGGAGCACAAAACTTAGGTGAGATTGCTGATATTGAATATATTCAAAAGAAGTTACTTGCGGCGTTACGTATACCAAAAGCGTTCTTAGGATTTGAAGAGGTTGTTGGTGAAGGTAAAAGTTTAGCATTAATGGATATTCGTTTTGCTAGAACAATCAACAGAATTCAAAAATCTTTAATCCAAGAATTAAATAAGATTGCACTTATCCAATTATATCTTTTAGGTATGGAGGATGAGTTGAATAATTTTACGTTATCATTAACTAACCCATCTGCTCAATCTGACCTATTACGTATTGAACAATGGAAAGAAAAGATTACGTTATATAAAGATGCAACTTCAGACCAATCACAAGTTGGTATATTACCGGTATCACACACGTGGGCTAAGAAAAATATCTTAGGTATGAGTGATAGTGAAGTGTTACTTGATTTACAACAACAACGTTTAGAACGTGCTATGGGATTTGAATTAACAAATTCACAAACTGTTATTAGACGTTCAGGCGTTTTTGATGAGGTTGATAAAAAATATGGTATACCTGAAGAAGAAAGAGAAAAAGCAATGGCCGCCGCTATGGGAGCAGAAGGTGGTGATACCGGAGGAATGGATATGGGTGGAGGAGCTCCACCACCGCCATCAGGTGGAGGAGGAGGTGAAGAACCTTTAAGTGAATCTAAAAAATCAAAAATATTAGGTATGTTAGGTGAAGAAACTGAAGATTTCAATATCTTATTTGATATGGAAAGAGCACAGAAGAATATTTATGAA